CATAAGACACAAGCGGCGATTGCTATGGAACAACGCGCTAGAGCGGCAGGTAAAAAGGCCGCTGCGGCAGTGTATCGAAAGTTTATTGAAGCCCAAAAGCGAAAGACAAAGCAACGTGCATCCGGTAGAGCGTGACATCCGCACGTGGTCTAGAGACTTTTTAGAAATACCCAATGCTAAACTAAACGGTCTACCACCTTGCCCCTATGCGAGAAAAGCATGGGCAGATGACAAAGTAGTGTTTAGCATTAATACAGGTATAGACGGATTGCTGGATGCCATCCGTGAGTTTGATGGTCACGACTACGATATTGTAGTTTGGGCTGAAGAAGATTTGCCAGACATGGACTATCTTGATGGTCTGTGTGATGGCATGAATGAGTTGATGTCAATAGCCGGAATTGATTTACACCTAATGGTGTTCCACCCCGACTATGATGCAACAGAGGCTGGTCTTGAGTTTCTTGTCGATGACGACGTAACTGATGACAGCCTGTCCTACTGTATGGTCTTTGTTCAGAAACTTTCTAAACTAGACGATGCAGCTTTGTATCTGGAAAAGTCAAATTACTATGAACATTTTCCAGAAGACGTTTATGATGCGTTAGTGCTTGACAGAAGGAGATTGAGAAATGCCAATGCACGGTAAAGCAAAGATGGCTAAGAAGAAGATGCGCGGCGGTGGAATGACTCGTATGCGTGGTGGCGGCATGTCCAAAAAGAAAATGATGGGCGGCGGCATGGCTAAGATGTCTAGAAAGAAAAAGATGATGCGCGGCGGTATGGCTAAGAAGAAGAAGTAATGCCATATGTTGCAGATTCGGAAATACATGGACTTGGTGTTTTCGCGGATAAGGACTACGCTCAAGGAGATACAATTGAGTTGTGTCCTTATCTGGTCGCGGATTATAGTGACGTGGGAGATGAGTGTGTCCTCCATGACTACATGTTTCACACTCCTTATGTCGATACTGAAGAGTATTATATCCCGCTTGGCTTCGCTATGGTCTACAATCATAGCGCAAGTCCAAACGCTGAGTGGGACATTGAAGACGAAGATGAACGCTTTGTTAAGTTCTATGCGCTTAAAGAAATAAAGCAGGGCGAAGAAATACTGCACGATTATGGCGAAGAATATTGGCAAAGTAGATCAACTGAACAGGAGTAGGAGATGATCCGTGTCTCTAAAAAAGCCCCCGCAAAAAAGAAAGCCGCACCGGCTAGGGCGAAAAAGAAACCGACTAGAACGCTTAAACTTGCGCCGGGTGGTGCGGCAAAGAGCAAAAGTAGAGTTAACGAAGCTGGCAACTATACTAAGCCCGGAATGAGAAAGCGTCAATTTAATAGAATTAAAGCTGGTAGCAAGGGCGGCGCTCCGGGTCAATGGTCGGCACGGAAAGCCCAGATGCTTGCAGCAGCTTATAAAAAAGCAGGAGGCGGTTACCGCAACTAACCATGATTCACGTCTTTCTCCTGTTTGTGTATATAGGCATAGGAGAGGACGAGAGGCTGGTCAGCAAAGACATGTACTTTCGTGACTTAAACGAATGTGTGTGGTATGCACAGACATTACATAAGCAGGGACAGAAGATAACTGCATACTGCTTGCCTAAACTGGTAAATAAAGATACGAAGGTGTACTGATGCTGGCAGAACTAGCGGCTGCAAATGCGGCCTTTCAAGTTATCAAACAAGCCGTATCTAACGGTAAGGACATTGCTGCAGCGGGTAGTGCAATCGCTAAGTTCGTTGGTGCAAAGCAAGACCTAGAACGTAAGTCACTGAAAAAGGGCGGTGGCTCTGACCTAGAAGAGTTTATGGCTCTTGAGCAGATACGTGAACAGGAAGAGCAACTAAAGCAAATTATGATATACACAGGTCGTCCCGGTCTGTGGCATGATTGGCAAAGGTTTCAGGCAAAGGCGCGTGTAGCGCGAAAAGAAGCAGAAGATGCTGCACGACGCAAGCGTAAGCAAATAATTGAAATAACTATTGTAACATTCTTTTTGGTTCTTGGTCTAACTATAATGGCGGCTTTTGTACTTTTACTTATGCACTCACAGGGAAAACTATAATGGCACTAAAGAAGTCACAGCAAAGTCTCAAGTCTTGGACAAAACAGAAGTGGCGCACTAAGTCAGGTAAGCCATCGGCAAAAACGGGTGAAAGGTATTTACCTGAAAAAGCGATTAAGTCCTTGACAAGTGCGGAGTATGCTGCTACAACTAGGGCTAAGAGAGAAGGCACACGAAAGGGCCAACAGTTTGTACGCCAGCCTAAATCTATTGCTAAAAAGACTGCACGATTTCGCAGAGGTGCATAACGATCCTCGCGAGGTGCGTTTAGCTGACGTGGAACCAGATATAGAGCAACGTGTATATTTAATTAAAAAAAAGTTATGGGAACTAAAGAATGTGGACCGCACTGATATCACCGATAGCAAGTCTAGCAGGGACATGGCTTGAAGGAAAGGTCGAAACCAAAAAAGCAGAAACCGGAGCCAAAGTTGCTAAAGCACGTGCTGAAGCAGTTATCATGGAAAAGAAGGCTACGGGTGAAATTGATTGGGACATTACTATGGCTGAAGGTAGTAAGTCCTCGTGGAAAGACGAATGGCTAACTATTCTATTCAGCATTCCGCTTATTCTTGCTTTTATTCCCGGAATGGAAGAGGTAGTATCTAATGGTTTTGCGCAGCTTCAGTCCATGCCAGAGTGGTATCAGTACAGCCTTGGTGTTATTGTTGCCGCTAGCTTTGGTGTACGCAGTGCTACAAAATTCTTCGGTAAGAGGTAGTCCAGTTGCGGATGTGGAGTTTGCACGAGAGAACCACCGAAGAACAGGCGAGGATAAATAGTGGCAGAAGTAACGATGGAAAGAATACTCAAGTGGAAGATACTGCCCCGCTTGATGATGCTTATGATGTCGCTATCGGCTTGGCGGGTAGTGGAGTGGTTTATGACTCTACCTTCCCCAAGCCCAGAACAGGCGGCTCTAGTTAGTGTAGTTACGGGTGCCATGACAGGTGCCTTTGCTGTATGGATGGGACACGAGAAATGAAATACGATAAAGACCTTTTGATGCAAAAGCTGGTTGCCCACGAGGGTATGCGTCTTGACGTATACAAAGATACGCTGGGCATTAATACTATTGGCATCGGAAGAAATCTGGATGACCGGGGTATCACAAAGGATGAACTAGATTGGATGGACTATCCAAGTATTGAGTATGTTTATTCTGATGGCATTACAGAAGCAGATGCAATGTACCTCGCACAGAATGACGTACAGATTGTCGAAGAAGAACTTCTCCGTGCGCACCCTTGTGTAGAGAACCTTGACGCTGTACGTCAGCTTGTACTGGTAGACATGGCATTTAATCTAGGTGTGCCTAGACTATCCAAGTTCAAGAAGATGTGGGCTGCTATACACGAAAATAAATTTGACATAGCAGCAAAAGAAATGCTTGACAGCAGGTGGGCAACTCAGGTAAAATCGCGTAGTACAAAACTTGCTCATGCCATGCATCATGGAGAGTTTAATGCCTAGACAACTAACAGGAAAACAACAAGCATTTCTTAATGTGTTGTTTGACGAAGCAGGTGGCAACATGGTAGCCGCTAAAAAGTTAGCTGGCTATTCTGACTCTACAACCACAACAGAAATTGTTAAAGGGCTAAAGGAAGAAATTCTTGAGGCTACACAAATGTACATGGCGCAGAATGCACCGAAGGCGGCAATGTCTATAACCGGCGCTCTATACGATCCAACAGAACTGGGTCTGCGTGATAAAATGATTGCCGCAAAAGAATTGTTAGATCGCGTAGGTTTGGTAAAAACAGAGAAGATGCAAGTAGAAGCATCGGGTGGTGTTATGCTTATGCCGCCAAAAGCGCCAGTAGAAGAAGATGACTAGAAGCATAGGCAAGTGGAAACTGCCACAGCCAACCGATATTAAAGAAGAAAACGAATGGATACAGATTCCACGCATAGCGAGAACTGTACCATTTGGTTATAAGCAGAATGAAGAAGACCCCGACATTCTTGACCCTATACCAGTTGAACTGGACCTGTTAGAAAAAGCACGTAAGCATGTAAATCAATATTCGTATCGTGAAGTTGCGAATTGGTTGAGTACAAATAGTGGCAGATATATTTCTCATGTAGGATTAAGGAAACGGCTAGCAAATGAGCGACAGCGTAAGGACACGGCTAAAAGCCTCCGCAAGTGGGCAGAGTATGCGGAAACGGCAATCGCCAAAGCGAAAGCAATCGAAGAAGCAAGAACAGGCGCAAGAGCCGCAGTCGCAGATTGAGCATGTTACACATGAAACATCTAGCGTAGAGGAACATGCTAATGTTTTGTTTAAACCTAATCCGGGGCCGCAGACAGAATTTCTAGCGGCCAGTGAACGTGAAGTATTATATGGTGGAAGTGCGGGTGGCGGTAAAAGTTACGCCATGCTAGCAGACCCGCTCCGCTACATGGGGCATCCACAATTTAGTGGGTTGCTGCTTCGACATACAACTGAAGAACTGCGAGAACTTATTTTTAAATCGCAGGAGTTGTACCCAAAAATCTGGCCCGGTATTAAGTGGTCAGAAAGAAAGATGCAGTGGACCGCGCCATCTGGCGCAAGGTTGTGGATGTCCTACCTAGATAGAGACGAGGATGTCTTGCGGTATCAGGGTCTAGCGTTTAGCTGGATAGGCTTTGACGAACTAACACAATGGTCCACACCATATGCATGGGATTACATGCGAAGTCGTCTACGGTCCACTGCACCTGACTTGCCTATCTTTATGAGGGCTACAACTAACCCCGGCGGTAGAGGTCATGGCTGGGTTAA